ACTATCTCCCTGAAGTCTTGTCTCAGGCACATTCAATGCCCTGTACAATTTCTTCTGGAAGTAGTTAATATCAGTGATTTCACCAAGGTTTTGTCCACCTGGAAGTGTAGTAATTTCAGTACCACGACCACCTTCACGTCTGGGAAGCCAAAAATCTTCCATCATTGACATGAATTTCTTATCATCTCTGATTTCACCAGTGTTAGCATCATAGACAAGTTTGTTTCTATAACGTTGCATCACATCACGAAGGTATGATTCTGCCTTTTGTTTAGGTAGATTACCAACGTCGATATAGAAGATTCTTCTTTCTGGTGCTCTCGAAAGACGATAGATTACCAAACTATCCTCAATCATCATCAATTGATTGAGTGGTTTGATTGATTTGTGGAGCCACGAAAGGGTTGATCCCTTATTTCTATCTACCAATCCAGAGGTACAATATGTAACCGAATCCTTAGTTAGTTTAATTCCCTTAGCTGGTGAAGAACCATACTGGTTACTTCCACCAGGAGTATAGATGAAATACTCCTCAAGTTCTGGGAAATCATATGTTGATGGGTTATCTCTTTCAGCTCTAGCTAATCCATCATTTCTGGTTTTTTTAACCTGACGAACATACTTCATCTTTGCAGAATCAATATATCTCAGTTCTTGAATACCATCTTGAGGATTTTTCTGGTCAATTACTTTGTTGTAATAGAGTCTTCCATCGATATACCAGTTACGGAAGATCTCATGAGCCTTCTTATCGAAGTCCAAAAGTTCTAAGATATATTTAAATTCTTCTCTTAGTTTCTTTTTAATACCATCACTGGCATTCAAGTTTGATAGCTCGATTGATACGGGACTATCGTTCGTATCAGAAACAATTGCTTCATTTACAATGTCTTCAATCGCACTATCACATTCTGGATACAAAGCCATAGACCTGTATCTTCTGATAAGTTCGTTTTCGTTACGATAAACGCCCTCAATATCTACATACGAACCAAAAAACCCGCTACTGATATAACTCTCTTGCCCATCGTTTTTATTCGGTGGGACCGGAGATATTACACCAGGCGGGTTTTTCTCGTTATCTTCAATTGAGAATCCAAATAGTCTCGCCATTTTATAGAGTAACTAGTAACTTCCGTTCTAGTTATTTATGACGAGATTATATTGTTCTTAATCGTCGGCGGCTTGGACATCCGTGCCTATTATTGTACCTGTTGAATCACCGGATGTTGCTGCTGTTTGATCCGAAGTGGCCGAATCGTCCGCTTCACCAATAGTGAAGTACTGAACTTGGAATTCAACTGTAAATTCTTCTACAGTGTTGGTGGTATCGTAACTAAGTTCGATAGCAGATACGTTAGAAGGCCAGATATCATAGAACTGATAAGTTCTAAGAACAGATGATTCACCACCAGTATTGGTTGTAGCATTTTTTTCTTTGCCACGACCCAGTTGCTTAACAAAAGCGTTCTGCATGTAAGAAGTGGGGTTAGTAACACCAGTTGCGTCATTCAGTTTAGAAAGCTTGTTCATCCACTGCTCAAAAGCAGTTCTCATACTGAAGTCTTCATCATTGATGATGGTAACGGTCCAAGGATCAAAGGTTCTTTCTCCAGCAACCTTCAGTTCTCTACCTCTGAAAGCAACAGGTACTGATGCTACAGTGGAGGCAGGAAGTTGAGCTGCTTTACATAAAAAATTGAAGGTCTCATCAGCCCATGTGGCCCCAACCATGGTTGGGAAACTTGGAATCGATACTTCGAATAGATTAGGACGGGCGCCACCGCCCGCCAACTTGGATTTAAAATCAGATAGTGTTTTTGTTTTTGCCATTTTTGGGGTTCCTCTTTAATGTGTTAGTATCGATCAAACAGTACCAACAATTTCTTCAAACGCAATACCAGTTCTGGTGGCTACGAATGTAAGAGTAATGTAGTTGATTGATTTAGTGGGTTTCAAGTAGATATCAGCTCTGAATTCATTGTTATCAATGATATCAGGAGTGTTATTTGTATCATCACAAACAACTAAGAAACCAGTAAGGCCCCTCTTAGCCTCAACATCTCTCAAATAAGGAGCAACAATGTTAACAAAGTTGGATCTTGTGATCGAATCATTTAGTTGGAAGAGTTGTGAGTTAGCTGCTCCTTCAAGAGCTTGTTCGACTGTGAGGAACAATCTTCTAACGTTGATTCTATCAAACGCTGAAGCGTAAGTCAGAGCCGTCTTATCGCCAAACAAGATAATACCAGATCCTCTCTGATTTACGATAGAGTTAATTCTAGATCCATAAAGAAGATCTCTTTGTGTTTTAGATGGATTGTAAGACAACTTGATAGCGTTGTTTAGAACACCTCTAGTCAAACCAGCTGGCGAGAACCAAGGATAAGATTCGATAGAAGTTCTAACCATCAAACCAGCAATGTCTGGGTTACATGGAATATAACGGAATTCGTTATTAAATCTATCGTAGGTGTATTTGTAACCAGAATCAAATACAGCGTAAGAAGAAGAACTCAACGCCGAGTAGTATCTCAATAAGTTATCAGTTTGTGTTGTCGAGTTGGTAACATTAACAACATTAGCTCTGTGTGGAGAGACAGTAGCCATACAATCTTTTCTTCCCTCAGCAAGAGAGATAACCAGATTTGCTTTAGCTTGTGTTTCACTTTCCACTAAGAGTCCTGGACCCATCAGGATGTAATCAACTGCGATCTCATCCTTATTAGAGAAGAGATTATAAGAAGTATTCAGTGATCCAAGTGTAGCGGCCATACCACCACCAGCTTGATAATCAACACCACCAGATAAAGTATATGCTTTATTACCAATAGAGGAGAAGTTAACTCCTTGTGCATCTTGTCCCCAAAGACCTGCACCAATTGTATTTGCCGTATATCCTGTTGAGAATCCGTTAGCTAGAGGCGAAGTGCCGTGGAATGCGTCAACTGCCTGTGAAGTATTATATCCAGCGTAGATATAATTGGAATTCAGTGCAATAAAATCCTTGTAGTAAGTTCTAGTAGGATTGCTTGCATCAGCTGTTGCGTCTTTCGCCTTGGAGAGACTTAGGAATTTCTCAAGAATAGTTCCTTGTGAACCTGTTATTGTACCTTGATCATCAACAACTACAACATGAATAGCATCATTTTTTCCACTTCTAGAAGCAGAGAAGTTACTATCAACAGGTTTAGGTGCCAGTGATTTCCAATAAACAACAGAGTTGTCCAAACCAAGTGTTTGTTGTTCGTACCAATCAACTGCTGAAGCAGCAGCTGTTACTTTTCCATTACCAGTGTTGACACCAACGTTGTTTACAAACTTAATACCATCAGCTGCTTCAAACGAACGAGCCGCGTTGGATTGTTGATAGTTCAGTTTGGTTTCTGTACCAGCTGAAGAAACCTGAGATACAATCTTAACATCGATTGTGGAGTTTCCATTGACAGTATCGGTAGAAACACCAGTAATGATGCCCTTCAGATAACCAGTAAATGTTGTAGTTGTTCCTGCTCCAGGAATAACAACATCAGAAAGTGCACTAGTAACACCATGTCCAACAATGGCTCCAGCCAATAAAGGACTAATAGTGTTGATTCCAATTGTTTGATCTGCCTGGTTGTCAATCGTACATACTTTAAGATTGGTTCCCCATGAACCAGGATTCTTAGAAGCGTATACGAAAGAGTTGTCGTTCAGATGATTTTCTTCATAATCATCATAGTTGTCAATCTTAAGTGTAGCGCTTGCTGCTCCAACAGCAGCGTTAGCGTTATTCAAAGAACCACCACCGGTTCTTACTACTTTCAAAATACCACCATAGCTCAGGAAAGAGCTTGCAGACATCCAATACTCATACTGTCTGTCAGTAGACATTGGCTTACCATATGTATTGATAAGCTGTTGCTCAGTCTCGATCGTAATCGCTTCATCGACAGGACCGATAGCAAAAGGTCCTGCAATTGCTCCGATGTTGTCGAGAACGTTCTCTGACCTTCCTACTGTTTGATCAACTTCCCTGATTAGAATACCAGGAGATAATTGAGGAGTAGCCATTTGTTTCTCCTTAGTTCTCAGTTATACCTGAAAATATTTATGAAAATTGGACATTTAGGTGGGAAAACAATGGGTAAACAAGTCTACCAGTCAGGATATGACCAATCTGTAGATGTATTCCTCTTTCTTCTATTTTTTATAATTCTTTTTATAGAACAAGATTTACATTCATAAGAATATGAGGATGGATTTATTCCTCTTCCTTTCTTATAAAATCCATCAATCAAATTTTTCGTTATACCACAAGTTCTACACTTCCTATCTGTAAGGAATAGTGGACCTAGTGATAGTTGATCATCAATATTCATTACCAAGAATTCCACATATAATCCATACCACCAGCAGTTGTCCCATACTCATCGTTTTTAGCAACAGACCATCTGTCACCTTCACTATCTACAAAGCTAGAAGAATCCAACCCATCATCGATAAAACCAAATGGAGCCATGTCCTGTTCGATTTGATTTTTTTGTTCGTCATACAATCTTTTACGAATGTCCTGGTCTGTAAGTTCTTTAAAGTAGTCCTGAGCAACTAACCAAGCATAGATGACAAGACACATAGCCAAGTCATCATTACATCCTTCTTCTGCTTCAAAAGAATTTGATTTAGAGATGAAGGTTGTAAGTTCTGAGATTATATCATAGTCACAGAAGAGTAACTTATCTTCCTCAATCATTGTCTTGAGGTTCAGTGATCCGACCTTCTTTACAGTCTTAGACATCTTAACACCCAATTGTGTCTTTTGTCCAGAGAAACCTTGTCCTACAATCTGACCTGCTCTACCTCTCATAGAACACATCAGTAGGTTCTGATATTCCAAATCATATTGGAGAATAGAAGCAACCTGATCACCAACATCATTCACTTCACATAGAATAAAAGCTTGGTTGTAACTCCTAGCCACCTCATAGATGACACTTGGAAACAACATTGGTTTAATAGTGTTATCTCTATACTTAGCTACAACTTTATGAGGGAAAGTAGTTATGTCAACAACAACAAAAGCACTGTAGTCATTACCAACCCCACGTGCAACGTCAACAGTAATCGCGTAATCATGTTTGTCCTCGGGTTTAACATATACATCTAAACCAGCATTATTTTGAATAGACTTCTCAAATACCAGAGACTTCAGTTTACTCGGTGCAATCAGTGTGTCAACAGATCCAAGGAACTCACACTCAAACTCAATCTTGAATTGTTGTTCTGATGTGTTGGCAATAGTCTGTTCTTTCCATACAACATCTCTACCAGGAACTTCTGACCAGTGGACATCGGTTGGAATATATTCGTTTCTCTGTTTCTCTGCATCCATCCACAATCTGTAAAAGTGGTTCATCCCGTGAGGGGTGGATACAATAATTACTTTCGTTGATTTACCTGAAGTGATAGTAGGATATACAGAGGCAAAGAATGCGTCAGCAACGTGATTAGGAACAAAGGCGAACTCGTCCAGAAAAAGAATGTTAAAAGACATTCCTCGGACAGCTGAAGCGGAAGTTGATGCAGCGAGTATTTTTGATCCGTTTTCCAGTTCGATGTTTCCTTTATTCCAGACCAGAATGCCTTGTTGCATCCACTTAGGTAAGTTCTCATATGCAGTAGCTAACCTCGCTAATAGTTCCCTAGCAGTTGTGGCTTTGTTAGCCAGAATACCAATATTTACACTACTATTAAAAATAGCATAGTGAAGTAGATACGACACACATGTGGTAGATTTACCAGTCTGTCGAGGCATCTTACAGATATTAAATCTGTTATTGTGAAAATTATTGATTAACTTCTCTTGGAAGTCATAAGTTTTAAACGGTTGAAGACCATGATCCAAGGTCACAATCTTCACATAGTTTTGAGCAAAGTATACAGGGTCTTCCCTACACTTAATATACTCCTCAATCTGTTCTTGTGTGAACTCAATTGGTGTATTCGCCTTTTTTAAAAGGGGATTACCAAGATAAACATCATTACTCATAAATTACTAACAGTTCCAACGACGACGTGCAGCTAATCCTCTTTCACCTTTCCAACTCTTAGATCTTGCACAGAAACTCTTTCTACGTCCTGCGGCTTTGGAACCAGGTTTCAGTTTAGAAGGAGGAGTTGTGACAGCAGTTTTCAGGTTACCACCTGTTCTCCTGTTGTACTTAGCAACACCCTTAGCTGTCATACCAGCTCCACTATCAGTACTTCTTTTGTCACCAGACTTCTGGGACATACCAGTCATATCTTCTTCGATATTCTCTTCAGATTGTAGATCACTTTTCTGTTTCGAACGAGAAGCTCTCATCTTACTTCTAATCAGAGATCTTTTTCTGTTTTCATCAGACTGCATTCTATCTTCAACTTTTTTATTGATGTCCTCTGTAATATCAGACTCAGCTGCTGCGGATGATTTTACAGTATCACTAACATTATCTACACTAAACTTGTCAAACATTTTGGGTCCATAACCACATGTTCCACGAGTTTCTCTCTTCTCACAGAGACGACAATACTTCTCTTCTTCTTTTTTCTCAAGAATAGTTTCCTCACCTACATTGACATATGGATCATCATAATCAACAACTGAGTGTGAATAAGATCTCAACTGAGAACCAGGATACATCTTATCCAAAGCATCAGCAACCTTCTGTCTGTTTGGAACAGATACATCAGGGAAGAACAACTTCACCATCATCATCTTACCTCTCCAACCAAAGATAACTTGATACATGTTACCGGTTTGGACCTTAGTTCTTACAACTTCTTGAAGTTGTCCACCTTTGATAGGGTCAGCCTTGATGATATCAACTGATTCAATCTCACGGGGTTTGAAATCTCCTGCATCCTGAACAAGGATACCACCAGTGACTTCTTCTTTCTTCATAGAACCTTTGGGAACACAGTTGGGTACCATCTTGCCACCCTTCTTTTTCATACCCCTTTGTTCGTGAGTATCCCAACATGCTTCATCAACTGTTTCTACTTCTTCTTGTTGTTGTTTCTTCTTCTCAGTAGCTTTAGCTAAACCATATCCACCTGCTGCACCAACCGCACCAGCTGCTGCCATTCCTGCTCCACTTCCTGCTCCTGCAACTTTAACTGCAGGTGCTAAAGCAGATGCCGCAGAACCAAGTTTAGCGGCGGTACTAAGACCCTTTGCTACTTTGGCAGTTTTTAAAGCTTTAAGGGCCAACATTCCACCACCAATAATTCCTCCAGCGGCTTCATCAACTGTTTCTACTTCTTCTTTCTTGACACAGTTTGGATATTTCTTACCAAACATAGTCTTCATACCTTTCTTCTCATATCCCTTCCAACATGCCTCATCAATAACTTCTACCTCAATACCAGCATACTTCATAGCTGCAATCTGAGTTTCAGTGAAAGCAGGAAGGTCATAGAAACCTTCAAACTCTTCTTTCTTAGTAGAGTTGCCCCAGTTAGCTGCACCAACCTTACGACACTTCACCAATGCACCTGATGCATAAGCTGAAGGCCATACAGAATAACGAGACTTTACCTTAGTATAACAGGCGTCTTTAGTCCCACTACCTTTAGTTTTCTTGTCTTCTGCTTCGTTAAAGGTTTCTTCTTTGTAATCTTTGCCAGTTTTAATTTTATCCATCACAGAAGCACGACCATGCTTGTCTTGTTTATGGCGAATCATACGCTTGTGTCGATCAAACTTATCGTTACCTTGCTTATCAATCATATCTTTTTCAAGGATGGTTTCTTCTTTCATTTTCTTCTTAGGTTTGTCAGTAGAAACATAGGTTGGTTTGGCTGCTCCAGACTTTTGTTGTTGTCCGGGATCTTGTCTTGACTTTCTTGTGTCAGCCGATCGAAGTTCTTTCTTCGACATACTGGCTTTCTTTGCCGAAGAGTAACACTTAGGTGTTCCCTTTTCTCCAGGTTCATTAGCACAAGGGGAACCATCAGATTGAACCCAACCGGGTTTACCATCTTTTGATTTGGATTTGCCAAACCAATCTCTAAGTCCCTCTTCGTTAATCATTTCACTCTTGAGTTTCCTAAGAGTTATTTATAATCTTATCCATCAAGTGCTACAGTAAGACCAAGAGACATTCCAGGTAGTGACTGCCAAGAAGAACCATTATAGAATTCCATCTTTTTAGATGTGGTATTAAAAATCATAGCACCTTCACTAAAAGTGCCAGCATCTCTTTGTGTTGTCGTGTAGATTGGTGGATAAAAAGCAGTTGATGCTTTTAGAGTGGCGGCAGTAATAATACCAGTTGTATTGATAGAGACTGTCGTACCAATTCCAACAGATGCTTGTCTACCCTCTCTATCACTAAAAACAACCTCTCCAGATGTATCTTGATGTATTCTTACGGTTGTTGCAGTACCAATGATTATCTCATCAATACCCGTAATTTTTCTCTCATTTGGATCAAGAGTAATTGACCCTGTACCGATTGTCAGAATGCCTGTGACTCTTGCATCACCTTGAACTAATAATGTAGTATTACCGACACCAATATAAACTGTTCCAACACCAGTGTTAATCGTAGAAACACCAGTGACATTAATGTTGCTAGCACCACTGATGTTAACTCCGCCGGTAAAAGTAGCAGCAGTTCCAGTAATGATGTTATTGGTAGACGCAACACCAGTTAAACCTGATCCATCACCAGAAAATGAAGTAACGACACCGACTGCAGTAATACCACCTGCAAGAACATTAATACCACTTCTTGCAGTAACAATACCGATGGAATCTACATTTTTGACATCTTCATATGTGATAGTTCCGCCAACGGTTACATTTCCAGTAGCCTCAATGTTACCAAAAACAAAAAGAGCAACATCAGACTTTGCGGATGTTGTATTGATACCAACAACCTTTGTAGTATGAATTCCTACAGAATCGACACCCCAAGTTCCAGCAGCGCCAACAGCATTGAATTCATCACTACCAATTCCAACCCACTTAGATATTTCTGAGTTGTAAATTAAAAGTTTATTATTTCCTGTTGTTTGATCAAATGTTACATCATCAAGATCCTTAATGAATCCTGCTCCACCACCACCCATAGTGGAAAGTTGAGTTTGAATGCGACTGATGAAGATTCTATAGTGATTAGACAGATCATCCAAAGTAGCAAACTTTTGATCCATCGGAGTGAGTGGATCAACACCAGAACCAACACTTTCTTTTTCGTCTGGTGGTTCGTTTAGTAAATAATTTTCTTTTAGTTCTTTTAGTTCTTTTTGATCTTTTTTGATTAAAGAAACAATATTTCTAATATCTTCAATATTGACTCTTAAAGAATCAATATCTTCTACAATATTAGATACTTCAGTATCATAATACTTAACTTCAGGAAGTGATTTTACTTCTTCATTAAGATCATTGAAAAACTTTAAAAGAGCTTCGTCAGCCTTTACACTCTGACTATCAATCTCCTTTATTTGTTCTTGGAGAGATTGTTTTAGTTTATTTTGCTCACTTACAGATAGATTTTTTTAATTTTCTATCATCATCCTTAAACTCTTTGTGATGCTCCCAAATTCTTACAGAAGAATCTCTAAGTTCTTTGTAAATTTTATCTTTAGTCTCATTAAGATAGATATTTGTATCATTGATACTATTATCAACATTCTTAATGTCAATGTTTAATTCAAATTCTTTCTTACCAATAGTCTCATTGAGTTCACTAACCTGATAGTCAATCTTTTCTCTGATAAGATCAAGATGTCCTTGAACCTTATTAAAGTCATCATCGATGATACTAAAAGTTTTACCAATCCAAGAGAAATCAGGAACCTCCTGAACTTCCTGAATCCAATCAGGAAATGTAGGAATACTTTGATTTACTTCTTCAATTCTTGATTTTAATGAACTGAGATCACTCTCGTAATATTTTACTTCTGGAAGAGAATTGATTTCTTCCTTTATACGACCAATTTTGTCATAAATGAATTGAATATCTGCATCATAATACTTGACCTCCGGGAGCTCAGGTATTTTTGATTCAATTTCAGTTAATTTGTCTTCATTTAAATCTTGAATTTGTGATAATTTATCACTTAATTCTTTTAGTTGTTCATCATAATACTTAATCTCCGGTATTTCCGGTATATCCTTTCTTACATCATTTACAAGGCGTACTAATTCTGACCACTCTGGTGCAGTTTCTGATAAAACAGTTTCAATATCTTCTTCTTCAATCAGTGACTCTTCTTCAACTGATTCTGAAATATAATCTTCTACCGATAGAAGTTCTTCCTCTTTAACTTCGATAAAATCTTTGTAAGAGGGCAGGTTGCTCTCTTCTACTATATCATTTATTGACGGCAGGTCTTCGTTAGACATTCTATTAGTACAATACTTTGGGATTTCTCTCCCTGAAATACTATTTATCTCCTCTACTTCTTGATGAAATTAAGTAGTGATTCCTGCTGTGACTTCTGCCGTTCCTTCAAGAATTCTTTCTACAGAACCACCAGATGATGTGATTCTTACATCATAAAGATATCTTCCTGATTTGATATCCACAGATACACCAGAAGTCATGGCAAGAGATACCACAGATGTGATGGTATTAATACCAACAGTAAAGGAATGGGACGTTGGAGAAGTTGAATGCTTCTTCAACTTTGACTCTCCAGTGAAACCATTCAAATTCTTCAGACTTCCATCAGAATTTTTAGAGATATATGTAAAACTAAAATCAGAAGCTTGTGGTATAACAATATTGACTGACGGGGTAGCCATTTTATTATCTTTTTAGTTATTTATCTGGTGTGTTGTTCTTCAAGAGTTTCTGCAACTCTGCTGTAGAGCCAACAAACAATGCGTTATTCACAGTTGTCGGACCTTTAGTGTCTTTCTCTTCCTGAACATCTTTTAACTTCTGTTGGAGTGTTAGGAGTTTATCTGTGGCATCTGCCACATTCTTAATCAACTGACCTGCGACTTCATACGCACGAGGCATCTCACTCTCTTGAGCCAGTTCAAGGATACCATCGATAGCTTCCTGCCCTTTCTCAATGATTGAATAGAGATTACCCCTGGTGTATTCGTAATCTCTCTTGATATCCTCTGAACCGGATTTGATTTTTTCAATCTTCCTTTCCGTTACTTCTACTTCTGTTGGCTCAACGTCAAAAGCTTCATCAAGTTTCTCATACTTAGTCATGGGTTACCTCAAAAAACACTACCACTAAATCCGAAGTCATCTCCGAATTCAATCAACTTGTTATCTTCCTTGGTGATACTGTAAACATCTGTACCAAGAACATGAATAGAAGCCTTGGTATTATCCTGACCTCTCTTAACTCTCATGCTGTCACCAACAACCTTTTCAACGAACATCTCTTCAGTACCAACATAAACATAAGTACTTTCAGTGACACCACCAGGATTTGTGATCTTGATAGTTGTTTGTGAGATATCAACATCCTCATCCAAGTTACTAATCAAACTATTGTCATAGTCCTTAGTAGCTCTTGGTGTGACCTGATATGTAAGGTCTCTTGTTGCAACTCCACCACCCTTGGAACCAGCAAGATAACCAACGGTAACCTTTCTGATAATGTCTCCTGAAACGTCAGCAATAGGACCAAACAGATAGGTCTTAGCTGTGAATTGAAGTGTGTATACTAAAGCTCTTCGGGTTTCAAAGTTACCCTCATAATCATCATCCATACTCACACTATCAAGGACAATGGGAACATCCCTAATCTCATTCAAATTACCAAGAAACTTGATTGAGAGATTGTATTGTGGTTGAAAGTATGGAAGAATCTGTTCGACGATTTGTAACATATCATCGTTCAGTTTCGTATAGACGGAGAGTTCAAATCCCATATTATAAGGGACAGGAGAATACACTCTCTTAATCTCACTACCGTCAGGTGTCCTAGTTACAAATGTTTGATTCTTTGTTGTTTTCCTTGAAGGGTCATAAGTGAGTGATTTAAACTCAAATGACATTCGAGGAAGAGTAATCTGAGTAGGACGATTCAGATTAGCTTCTTGTTGCATACGAGCAAGAAACTTTTGAGTAGGTCCATAAGCAATAGGAACCTGAATCACACTCACGGCTTGGTCTGAGTCGTTCTGGTGTTGAACTTCTATACCGTTGAAGAGTGATCCAAACCCAATAATTGTGGATCTAAGAATCTCATTATAGAAATACTCAAACATCGTCCTATAGTTTAGATATACTACTATTTAACAAGATAATATTTAAGGATCCCCAAAAGGATTACTATCAGTGAAATCAAGTATCTTATTTGATTCTGTTTGAATATTATCATTGTCTGCGAATGGTGTAACTAAGTCATCAACAATCTGTGATCTGAGTGCATAACAAGCACCGGACTCTTGTCCGATAACAAGTTCATTTCCTGAGAATGTTCCGTCAACAACTTTGATAGTAAGTTCGAGACTTGTTCCGTCCCAAGAGTTAACCCTAGCTGTGGTTCCTGATGTTCCTCCAGTAACAACTTCATTGAAGATATAAGTCCCAACGCCGACAGTAGCTCCAAGTCCAACAGGATTGTCAATAGTTACACTAGTGATAGTTGTAACTCCTGTAAGATTGTAGTTTTCACCACCATATCTAATATAACCTGCGGTGACAACACCAGCGTTATTGATGACACCATAACCAAATCCAGTACTAACACCAGTAGTATTTCCACCACCAACAACAAAAGTAAAGTTTGGACTTGTAGTATAACCTGAACCACCACCTGTAATGGTTACAAACTGAATAGAACCATTGGTCGATATACCACTAGTTGCTGTAGCGCTATTGCCATTATCATTTCCAGATGGAGTGATACTCACCATAGGTTTGACAGTGTACCCACAACCAGCATTTACTAGATCAATAGCCTCAATCATACCACCATACATACCATCGCACTGAATATACTCATTTGTGATAGATGCAATACCAACTGTAGTCGTTCCTGGTGAGGAAGATATTCCAATTTCTGGTCTATATGAGTATTTTTTACCCATATTTGACATACTAATGAGATTTACAGCACCCAAAGTACAAATTCCAGCAGTTGCAGTCGCTGTAACAGCTGCTCCAATCATGTTTAGAGTCTGAATATAACCAAAATCGACCAAATTATCATCAATTTTACTAACTCCAGTGTCTACAACCTCATCTTCGTAACGGAATAGTTCGCAAGTAAGTGTATAGACGTAGTTTTTCTTTAATTGATAGAAAGGTTGCTCATGTTCTACGAATTTTATCTCAAAAATACGGTCTCCAAGAGGAAAATAGATCAAATCTCCTTCTTTTGGACGTGAAGATAACCCAATATTGGGTAAATTTTCAATTAAAGGGGAAATATAGTTCTCATACCTCTCTCTAGAGATAATTAAAGTGCAATCATCCTTATCTTCAATACCAAATCTAGATAAAAGTGTTCCCTGACCACCAAATCCTTCATAAGAATCCAGATATGCTTCTAAAGGATAGGCAGAATCGAATTTAGATTCGATAACTTCCTTAATTATTGTATTAGTTGTTATATATTTGCGAGGCAAGTAATAGCACTCGATACCATACATCCTCAACTGCTCGTTGATAAGACTTTGTACAAGTCCTTGTTCCGACTTTGTACCGTTTAAAAAGAAAGGATTAAGTGCCATATCAACCAATCATATCCATAGGAGGAAGTTCATAATTAAATGTCATTCTCTCACGAATTATTTGTAATTCCTTTTCAGCATCATCATAAATTTGTCTACCATTGAACTCAATACCACCGGGTAGCTTCACACCTTGGAACTTGATTAGGTTCATACCCCACTGTCTCTTAATGAGTGAAGTTAGATATGGTTTTAAGAAAGAATCATTCCAGAGTCTTGAGTAATCTTCTCCATCAAGTCCTCTGTAACACTCAATAATCAAAAACTCGTCCACTTGCAAGTTGCTCCAGTCAACATCTAGATACATCCTGTCAGATCTTTGATTAAATCTAATCTGTTTATGAGTATTGAGGAGAAAGTTCATTGTCTCCAAATAACTCATAGTCATCGAATATGATAATAGGTCGAATCCAGCACCACCCCATAGGTTGACACCACTCAACATATACTGATATTTAACATTGAAGATTCCAGATCCAGCTGCGGTGGAATTAAATTGGAATACTTTATTGACTCCAATAATATTAGAAGGAACTTGTAGGTAGTTACTATTCTCATAGTATGTAAATGTTGTAGCAGTTCCAACAATACTAGTAGTTGCACTAGTAGAAGCAATTCCTACTGATGAATCACCTGGTCTTGCTTTTCCTCTATCAATATCGTCTTGTGTGATCTGATACTTCAGATATACTTTCTCTACACCATCAAAGTGTCTTTCTTGAAAGTATTGAATAGCATCATCAACTAGATCGTCAATTTGTTCTTCGGCAACGTTGACTTCCAATACAGGAGCACCAAGTTGTCTAAGACAATAGTCAACTAATTCTTGTCTATTAGTAGGTTGAGCCATTATTTAAACAACTTTTTTTCTATTTATCTACTAGTTGAACCAGTAGATTCTTAATATCTGTGAGATCACCTTTGATCTCTTCTACTTTAGTTTCTAAGTTATCAATTCTCTGTTTATCAGTGAGAAGTTTCTCTCTGTTTGCAACATAGGCTTGATATCCTACACTATCTGTATTCACGATGGCCGTTGAAGAACCATCGCGATACAGATTTCTATGATCTTTGACCGGAATCTTACTCATTATGCTAGTGAAATCGCTCTGAAGTTTCTAATCATTGGAACAGTTGCTTGATTCCTAGAAGTACCAATTACCTTAATCCTAAATGATTTGAAAGGTGATAGTTGATCTACACTAAACTTGTATTCTTTATAAGCACTAATATTAGGTTTGGGAGTAACAAGATCAACTTTGGGTACATTTAGATCAGGATTTCCATTACTATTTCCTTGACTTAGAATAGTTCCATTTGGATTAAAGTTTCCAAAACCAGGGAAAGGAACAAAGATTACATTATCAACAGGTCCATCTTGATTGAGTGCGTAGAAACATCTCAAATCCGATTCAAGTGGTACATATCCATCTAAGAACACTTGTAGAGCAGATGCTGGATTCTCAAGAGCCACATTCTTAGTCACATAGAAGAATCTATTAGGATCGTTTGTTGTAGAATTTACTCTAGGATCAGTAGCGTAATCTGTAATGGGTTCATCAATTCTATTTGTAGTAAAGACAACAGAAGCTTGATTAATATCAACAGCTGGTGAAATTCTTGTATCATCAGTGATTAGATCCAAGTTCATTGTGAATGACTTATTGCCAGGAAGTTCATCCAGATAAAGATTTTCATTAACACCAGAAGCCACAATTCTTGGTTCGGAGAAGAAGTTTTCCTGCCTCAAGGAAACTTCATTAAATCCTTTATCAACGAATGATGGTTCATCTCCTGATACAGATGTGCCACTAGTTGTCCTAACAGAAGGTGAGATATTAGTACCTGTTGGTTCCATGGTGTTGATTTTAGGAATGATCATCTCAAAAGGAATATTGTATGTTGCCTTGCCAGTAGGACCACCACCTTCGATGGTTTCGTTGAAGAAGAGTTTTTTCAGTCCAGATCCACTACGATTTACTCCAATATCAGTATCACTCATATCAAGTTTGAGATCATAAGTATCAAGAGTAATTCTTTCGTTATTGGTAGTTTCGTTGAGGTTGTGAGTTCTGTTGATCCTTCTCAGTGACACACCATTGAGTTCATACTTATAAACAAGGTTGTTTACAGTGTGTCTACCAACCTGTGTGGTATCGATACCTCTAGTGATACCTGTGAGGGTGTTTCCAGCCACTCCAGTATACTTGATAACCTCACTACCAATCTTCACATATCCAGGGTTAGTTGCCCCAACTCCAATACCCTCAAACTCACCGAAGTTGGTTGGTGAGATAGAACTAGCAATTGAGATAGGCGTAGTAGCTGTGAGTGAATACTCAGCAGTTAGTGTAGTTGGTTTTGTTTTAGTATTCAATCCACTAAGAGTTACAACGTTACCAGTTGCGTGCATCCCGTGATTTCTGTGGAATACTTTAAAGTGAAGACCATCACTAACTTCTCTAATAGGTGATACTGGAGCAACAACTCCAGGATAGTTGAGAGCCGTAGTTACACCACTATTGTTGGTATAGAGAAGACCATCATTTACACCAGTAGAGAATGTGCCCTGAACACCTTCGATAACTAACTCATTCTCTCCGTAAATATCATTTACAGAAAGTTTCATACCTTCACCAAGTGAAAGATTGCCAATACTGATAGGTTGTAGAATATCACCAAGTGCATATCCTTTACCACCATTAACAATAGTAGCTCCAATAGCTACACCATTTTGAATCGTAATGTCTGCGGTTGCGTTAATACCATTACCGGTCAAACTAGTAAGTGCTATACCAGTAAAGGTATAGTGACTACCAGAGGAGGGTGTAAAACCAGTACCAACATTCGTAAGTGTTAGTGTACTGGTAACTGAACCAGCTAATCCAACAAATCTACCACTAGCTTCACTACCAACCTGTGTAATCAAGTTACCATCAGAAATACCAGTATCTACAACAGTAGTTCCCAGTCCGACTCTGACGGTGTTTGAAGTCATCGAGAGTGGGTTAGGTTTCATTACCTCATATTCAGCGGGAGGTGCTGGATTGAAGAACTGAACAGAACCATTAGGAACAAAGTCAGCTCTAAACAGTTGGAAGGTAAGATCTTCATACTGTGAAGGTGTCCACACAGAAGCGTTCTGTGACTTATACAATGAACCCAGAAGTCTCTGTGTAGAAACAAGAATTTGTCCTTCTTCCCTACCCAATGTGGATACATCAGACTCACCAAGTCTAGAGATCCATACAGCGTATTCTGTGGAGTTAGAAAGAATAATCATTGCATATTCTCTCTGTCCATTCAGATAAACAGGAGATTCAAATGTGAATTTAGTAGCAACACTAGCGTTATCAGATACTGTAATTTCTTCTGGACCTTTAGATACTTCAGAGTATGCCAAGATTTTTTGAGAAGGAGTACCAAGTTCAACTTCACGAATTTGAACAGTAACAGGAACACTATTCTCTTGAGGAACTCTTTCAAAGTAAATATCCATACTGGTCAAGTAAATACCAGTTGGATCATCAACAATAAAAGACTGTGCAAGAGGGTCACTATACTCACCAGTTAGTCTACCATTACCTTGAGTAGAACCTGATTCAAATGATGTAGATGCAGTAGCAGAATCACCAATAGTTCTAGTTTCGAGGAAACTATCATCAGTTTCAACTCTAGCATTTCTCAGAGAAAGTGTAACTTCCTGAGTATTGTCCATATCACCTTGTGAGTAGAAGATTTCTTCTGCTGCAGGTTGTAATGACACCAGGAACACGACTATCAATAGGTGAACTACTCAGTCTCAATCTGGATCTACCAGTTTCAAAGATTGGGTTAGCTGGATCACTAGAAGCTGGAACTCTGAAAGAACCAATCAATGTTCCCAAACGATCACTAATCAATCTAACTGCAGTTACTTTAGCCTCAGCGTTACTATTAACACCTCTGAGAATCATGTTAGGTGCAATAAAACCTTGAAACTCAGGAGAGTTGCATCATCAGCCAAACTGAAAAGTATCAATATTCAGAACTGTAGAAGTTTCGGAGTATGTTTCGGGAATTCTCTCCTCTCTGTTATATGGGTTTCTCTCAAAGATATCTGTTGGTCTATTGTAAGGACCATACTTGTGGTTTGTAGTAGCAACTCTAGCTACAATCGATGCTTTCGAAGATGTGAGATCATTCTCAGTATTCTCTTCAGATGGCATGATACCAGCGATAGCTTCTTCAACCTGGAAAGTTCCAGAGACCATTTCAATCTCTACCAACTTAGGCATACAGAACCTTTCAACATCCACATTATCAAAGAATGGATACACTTCAGTGAAAGGTTTCAATCTAGTAGATGTGAATTCAATATTACGAGCTCTCATGAACTGAATAACTTCACGAGATACGATACGATCACCAAGTGATTCAGTATCAATCTGTTCGTTGACAGTATGTTGTTTACCTTTTCTCTGTTGACTTAAATCGACACCAACTGTGCCGGTGATTGTGGTTGTGGTTGTTTGATATTCTTCTTCTACAGCAAAACCTTTTGGAACAAGACCTCCATGCCTTGGTTTCTGCATGGTATTCAAATTATCCTGTAAGGTTCTGCCCTTCTTATTGCCGTCCATCATTCCATACATCGTAACGAACTCACTGGCAGTTCCTTTTCGGAATGCAGTATGATCTTCTGTGGATTGTGAAGAACCCAGGTCAAAACTTACATCAACACCCATAGTTTCCCATGACTGCCAAATAATAGGTGTGATACCAGATCGTGATCCATCAGCAGCTGTAGTAATATCAGCTCCTAGTGATTCAGCAACACCCAAGAATGATCCTTCTTGAAGAACATCACGAAGTTCTAATTGATTAACATCAATCCAAACATCAACATCAGGTTCAAATCTCAATGAACCTTCCCAAAATTTGACAAGGAAAGGAGTAACACTCTCAACTCTTGTAGCGAAGGGTTGTCTCAACCAAGACGTTTCAGTGTAATCAAGAGTGATCATCTGACCACCTCTCTTTACATTAGTTCCAAGAACATCAGCAAATCTTACATCCTGATTGGGTGCATTGGTTGTACCTATACCTGCAATTGTAGTATTACCAAGTTCTAGATTAAGAAATGTAGTAAAGTGAGAAGGTCTAAGAACTTTATTCTTTCTGTCAACACTATTTCTTATACCAACTGCAGTATCTTGAGCTTCAAGACTTGTGAAGTTGTCAACAAATACACCAGACTTAAATCTATTCAAACCATTAGCGTCTGGAACAAACTGGTTAATAGTCGCACTCTCCAGTTGATTCAATGAGGTGTAATATTCAAGACTCTTAACTCTTTGTTCAATCTTCGCGATATCAGACATCTGATATCTCTTATGTTGAATGAAAGTAACTTTTGCGTGTTTGGGGCTATAGAGATAAGGTGGAAGATATACGTTAGCCAGATTCATTGCACCTGATACTTCATCTGGGGGAGAAGGGTTATCAGCAGGAGCTCCTTTCTTGATGGTCAACTTACCATCTTTATTCAGATAAATTCTATCAACTCTGGGTAAGTAATAATTATAATCCAAAGAAATAGATTCGTCAGATGCGATAACGTTCTTAGAACTATGTTGTCCACCATTAAAGTTTCTACCATAAAATTCAAGAGGAGATCTATCACCAGCACCACCAGAGTACTTAGATACTATTGGTCTAGCATCAATCATATCTGTTAGTCTAATTCCACCAAACATTGGAACTTCAGAATCATATTTAAAAGCATTATATGAATCAACCAAAGTAATATCACCAGTATCTGATGCATCATACTCAGCAGAAAGATAATATGCTCTCAATTTTCTTGTTGGAACTGAACCTCCTTTTCTTACAAGTCTTGAGAAATCATAAATGGTTTTTCTCTGTCCACCCTGAAGTGAATAGTTTATGGACACATTTGTACTATTGAGCGCCAAATTAGATACAATTGCACTTACACCAGAATCAATAAAGTTAATAATTTCACCAGTTTCAAACTTTGAACCAGTTTCGTAAACAAAGTTGATACTTGTATCAGATTTCTTGTTAATATACTTAGCTCTAGTTCCACTGATAGTACCAACAACCTCTTCACCAATAATTAGATCATTTGTTGTATTATTTGGACCATCAAGTGACGCAGTTGTCATACTTGGTGCTTCTGGATCGTTTCCGTCCAGTGATTCAAATACACCATAGAGAATGACAACACCAGGAGTACCTAAAGAGATGATAGAGTCCTGAACTCTAGTTCCAAACGGAAAATTACCATAAGTTAGCCCATCATTAAGAGTATTGACGTTAGTTCCAGAACCAACTTGTCTGGATTTTGAGATAATAACAGATTCTGCTACTTTTTTGGTTTTTACTTTAGCCTTTACTTTCGATTTTCTCAAAGTAGCTGTTAGTTGAGCTCCGGTATCATTAGAACCTAACCCATTAATGGTAAGTTGAGTTAAACCAGAGGAAAATACAAACCTATCTTGAGTCAGTACTTCAATTGAACCATCAGAACGAACTAAAGTATATCTTTCTTCGTCAAAAGGTAAGAATACTTCATTTGCGCCAGCCGCAATAGCTCCAGTTGAGTTATTTGCAATAGTTACACTGAATCCTTTTCTAATAATAAGGTTTGAGTTATCAAGATTACTAGATTCCAGGTTCAAATGAGGCATCAAACTGAAGAGTGACTCATTATCAGATGAATTTCCTCCACTTGTTCTTTGAAGAGAACTTTTGACAACAGAAAAGTCAGTAACTTGAACGGCAGTCGTAGGAAGACCACCTTCACGATAGGCCGTAATAGTAGTAACGCCACTAACTTGAATAGAATTGGTATTTACCTGTGTAACTCTAGCAAAACTTGGGAAATCATTAGTTGGAATAGAGAACTGAACAAGATTTCCAGTAGTAACAATACCAGGCCATGCTGTTCCTGGTGAATTTATGGTCGAAATACCACTATGGTGAGCTGTGATTGATGCAATACCAATTACTTCACTTACCTGAGGAATAATATCAGCTGTATATGTACCAGCAGCACCTACAAGTGTATAAAGTGACTGAACATCAGAGATTTCAAAGTTATGAACATCTACGGTACTTCTGGAATTATCAGAAACACCATTAAATTCTAGTTTTTCGCCAGTGAAGAAGTCACCCTGAACACAATATGCGGTAAGAGCTGTTCCAGCACTGATAGGATGTCTCAAATAAGCTGTTGCACCACTAGACTTACCTTCAATAAAGGTTGGAGTGGTTAAAGTTGCAGCCTCATTGAGTTCTAATTCAGTGTAGACTTGTAAATCAAACAGGGAAACATCCCATCTATTGGTATTAGGATATACATTGTCATATGAACCAGATTCTAGAGCTGCATCGTAGAATCTAGCGACACCAATCTCTTTACCAGGAGTAACCGTGGGATCATCTCCAACTCTAGTATCTCTGAGACTGATAACATTGTCAGTATCAAACCCAAGAACAGGAGAACCAAAGGCTCTATTGACTTGGAATGAAGGACCAAAGGAAAACTGAATTGAACTGCTTTCTTTGAGCTTGGTAGTTCTTGGTTTCTCAAAATCAAGGAAAGTTGGTCCTCTAACTTCTACCTCATATCCTCTGACATAAGCTTTGCCAGGTGATAATTTGTAAATACCTATATCATCACTAGGAGTATTGCCTTGAGATGTTACTTGTCCTGAATTATAAATTCCCCTGTTACCAAATCCATTGTTTAAACTATTATGAACAGTGGTCAAGAAGTCACGAACATAATAATGTCCAGACTCATCAAATGTTCTTCTAGCTAACTCATCTCCCAGAATATTATAATCTGTTCCACTATTAATTTCTCTCAGAATACCATTCTGAACTTCAGCCAACTGAACAAAGTTCTGATCATCAAAATCATCAGATCCTTTTTTGAAAAGTGTGGCAGAAATCTTAAATCTATCAGCACCAGGTGCTGTATAGTTATTAAATCCTTGTGCGTTATCTGTGAGTGTAGGATCCTCATCAGAAGATACAATACTTTCAGCAACATTCAAACCAATTCTATAAGTTGGTTTGTTATTATATTGATCAAGAATCAGAATCTGATCAAATACATCTACAAAGTGCCCTCTTAAGAAATATACACCATTACTCAGTGCAAATGCACTACCAATAGCATTAGCATTTACAGTCAATGCCTTAGCAAAACCCTCATTAGCTCCAATGAAGGTAGTTGCAAAAGTGATATTCTCTGTGGTTACGAGAACTTCATCATCAAAGAATGTTTGTGTTGCAGCATCAGTTGTTGACGATTCAAAGTAGTCAACGTAGAGAGTATAGTTTCCTCTCTCCGATTCTTCGTTTGTAATATATGAACTTACTCTTCCAGTCACACCCGACTGTTGTCCAACAACCAACTTACCAACAAGTTGATCTAGATATAAAGAAACAGGAATTCCTAGATATTCGGGTTCAATCTGAATAGCATAATAATTGTTTAGATAGGACAATTGTCCTGGAATAACTTTAGCACCTTCCTTAAAGAAATGCTGACCCATATCCTCAACCTGATTCTGAAGAATCGATTGAAGATTGTTCAGTTCTCTAGCTTGAACTGGATATGCTGGTTTGAATAGGACCTTATAGTAGTTACTTTGCGGATCAAAGTCGTCAAAATAAGGAGCTACATTAAGATTAGTTTCCTGAGGCATGATTTCTTAGAACTGCAAGATAATTTTAACGTCTTCTTTCTGTGATGAAGACCTCGTAACTGAAGGTCTGTTGTCAACGTAAATGATGTCACCTGAGAACTTTTGACTCTCTGGATTTGCTAACCCATTTACGAAATTCTGACCCAGATAGTAGGTACGACTATTTAGAACCGTTGAGACACCTTGGAATGCGGTGTTAATACCCAAACTGACTGAACCACCACTAATAGTGATACTACCACCACCAGTGATGTTAGAGGTAAATTTGTTTGATCTAAATCCATAGACTGGAGATGCATCAAGAGTACCATCAGAACTAAAACCTGAGTTTGTTCTGTCCTGCCAATACTTTAAAACACCTGTGACTTGATCATATGACACAACCCTACCAACAGCTGTAGAACCAAGTCCAACAGTTTGTGTGATAGTCGAGTCAGCTGTAAACACTGCCGAACTATATCCAATACCGGTAAGTCTCAGTGCATAAACTGCACTAGCCTTATCAAGTGTTAGGATTGAAGATGAGTTATATGATGTTGGATTCTCAATCATTCCAACACGAGCAAACTGGTTACCTGTGATAAAATCAGGGTTCTCAGCATCATTCTCAAATCTAGCATATGTGAGTACATTGTATGCACCTAACTCACGATAGATGTCAGACCCATGACCACCTGCTGGAGGGACAATAACATTGAATATTGGTGAAGTTGTTCCAGTAGGAACATTACCTGCTATAAGATCAATAGTTCCATATGAGTATCCTTCTCCACCTTTTGACACGGTGATAGTTTCAACTTTAGAATCATTATTAACAACAATAGTTGCTTCTGCACCAAACCCATCACCAAGAATTGGAACTCTTGTGTATGTTGAGTTGGCAGTTCCCATACCAACACCACGATTTTTAATCGTTACAATCTTCAATTGTCCAGAAGAATCCGCGTTCTGTCTTACAGGTGCATCATCTGTACTTGTTTCCCAGTTATTAGGAACAGGAATATAATTGGTTGAATCAAACTTAATAGCTTGACTTGGTTTGATTGTATAGAGATACTTCCATATATAACCATCACCACTGTTACCTGCCTCCCTAGGTTCCAGATCGGTGAATGTTGGTTCATCCAATGAAGGTCCACCCTGGAAGTTGTTCTCAGGAGTGGCGTTATTGTACAAACAAATATAAACTCTGAAATCAGAGTTCATAACATAGTAGTTTGCTGAGTAGATATCAAACGAACCAGATGGTTGTGATGGGTTGTTACGAGTAATATCGTTTCTCCACATATCATAAGTGATACCTGAAGCCCACTGAATTTTTCTCACAACTTGACTGACATCAGAAGAGTTGATCTTCTTCATCGCCAACATTGTGTCCCAATAATCATTAGCCTGATCCAAACTATCCTTCGGAGCAGGGGGACTAGTATCCCAATCAGATTGATAATCTTCTGGGTTAGGAAGTCCAATAAACGCGTAGTAAGAATTAGAGCTGGTCTGAACACCAGCCACAAAATTCTTCGCATTTAAGATACGAAGTTGATCAGTAATTATTGCAGCCATTTTGGGAGGACTTTTTGTTATTTATAGTGGTTTATGCTGTATAATCTCTATACTTCAAAGGTTCGAATCTAGAAATCAATCCACCAGTAGAGATACCAATAACTCCATTGTTTCCGTAGAAGTTAAAATTGAGTGGTTCAGTTCTACCACCAAATTGAATCTTACCCCAACTGTAGTAACCCATATTTGGTGCGGTTGTATATCCAAATCCAGCAACCTTGTCAATGTTAACCGTGATTCTTTGAATTGCGGTTACACCAACACCGATTACATTCTCATCTCTTCTTTGTGCAGAGATGACTTGATAAACATTATCTAAACCAGTATTTCCAATCCCGATAGTGTCACTTGAGGAATTCTCAGATGCAAATGTACTACCGATAGAAATATTTGTATTTCTAATTGTGAAATAGTCACCAGTTGTGAGAGTACTGATTGTTACACTAGTTCCAACATACTCAGCATCTCTCATGAATGATTGAACTGGAATGTAGAGATCGAAGTAAAGTTGATGTTGAGAACCAGTGGAAGTAGTTCCCAAACCAACGATATTTCCATAATCACCTGTGTAACTATCAACTTCAATTTCCTCTCTTATGAGAGTTGGTTCAGAAACAAGGACCAAAGGTGGATTGGTATTTGTATAACCAGTTCCAGGATTGGTAATAGTTACAACACCAACACTACCACCTGATAATGTGAGTGTTCCTGTTGCCCTTGTTCCGTCAGAAGGATTAGCGATACTCAGTGTTGGAGCCACAGTGTATCCAGAACCAACGTTGGTTATATTAATAGAGACAGTTCCAAGTCCAGAAACACTAGCTGTAGCAACTGCTGAAACTGAAGTATCCTGAGATAAAATCTTGATATTGTTCTGGAAATCTCTATCACCTGACTCAGTATAAGTATTGAAGAGAGGTCTTACGCTATCAACATAAGCAATTGTTGAAGCCAAACTGATTGGTTGAATTAGATAAGAAGTTGGATAAATCAGAGGTTCGTATTCAACTCTATCCTTACCTATTTCCTGTCCATTAATGATCTTATCAATCTGTTGCTTACACCATGTCAGAGGTCTACTGAGAGTTGTATCATTAGTAACACCAGGACCACTATAGGTAGTGGTTTGAACACTATCAATAGTATTGATACCAACAACAGTTCTCACATCTTCATCCAATGCAGTTCCCTGTCCCTGTTCTGGATTATTGTTGATATCCAATGTATCACCAGTTTTAACTGTTTCCAGAATATCAGTGAATACAACATCAACATCTCCACTACCCTTGTAGAATAGTACCTTTGAACTATCACCAGGTTCTGGTGGTTCGACAAACTGAACTGTACCACCACCAGTGAAGTTATATGCAACTTCAGGTTGTTGAAGGACATCATTGATGAAGATCAATAGTGTTTTGTCAACTTCAATAGGTGATCCAGGTGCTGATTGAATTGAAAGTGCAACATCATTAACCGATAATCTAAAACTTCTACTTAAACCATCAAACTGAGAATCAAAGTTATCGAGAACCTGAAGTTGTCCAATAGAGAAACCATTGAAATCATCTTGATAGATTTCATCAACAGTAATTTGGAACTCACTAAGTGTTCCACTTGTAGGAATACCAGTTGCTCCGCCAACAGGAACAGTTAGAATCTCACCATTACCATAAGCGAAACCTTCCTGTTTCAGTTGATAATCAACAACACTACCACCAGCTCCAACTTGAATATCGATAGTCGCGGATTGACCAACACCTTGTACAGAACTTCCACTGTAGACCAGAGGATGTTTGTATATGAAGCAGGATCATCAATTACAAGTTCAGGTAAGTTTGTTGAGGTATAACCAGATCCAGGGTTAGTAATTGTTACACTAGTAACATTACCACCAGATACAGTAGCTTTACCAATAATTTGAATATTGGGAGTTCCGATACTAGAAGTTTGAACACCAACAAATACTGTTCCCAGTCCTGATCTATAACCAGATCCAGAGTTACCAATACTTACAGAGGTAATTGTTCCAGCTGTAGATACAGTAACTGTACCACCAGCTCCAATCAAAGGTTGATATCCACCACCTTCTGTGGATCCAATAGAAACAATAAAACCACCAATAGGAAGATTACTTCTATTAGGATCATAACCATAAGCTGCTCCACTTTCTTCAAATCTGATTGAAGAAATGCCAGAAGCAGTTTCAGAAAGATCATAGGTTCCTTGATTTGCCTGAGCACCTTGTGGTTCCTGGAAGATATTGTTGATTAGAATAATAGCGTTATCTGTTGAGAAACCTGTGGTATTTTGACCTTCACTAGTAAGTCTAAACTCACTTCTAAGACCAGTGAAATTATTTGATACATCATCAAATACATGGTTAGCGAAATATGTCTCTTTGTCAGTATTGACAGGAGCGGTTCTCATAAAGGTTCTACCTTGGAAAGTAGAATGTGTAGTCAAACCAGTATAGTCTCTTTCAGAAGGTGAACCTGATGTAGTGGAGAGTGGGATAGCTCCATATGGTGGAGAGACGAAGTTCAGAGTACTTCCAACAATATTATAAGTACCACTCATTTTAGTGATAGTAGATCCAACACCATGAGGTTGTAAGTTTGTTCCAAGTTGTCCTCTCTGAACAGTCAGATTTCCGGCTCCAGCAACACCAACAGAGACAACACGCATCACTTCATTGCCAATCTTGATCAGATCAGCTGCAGCAATAGACGTTATACCAGTGGTTGGGAATATAGAATCAAATATAATATTATCATTGAGAGATGTTACGATTTTTGTTTCAGATAGAGGAGCCTGAATCATATTATCAACAGCTATCAGAGCCTTGGAGTTCTGTTTCTTAGCTGTGATGTTATGAGAGGTTCCGATACCAACTGAGGTAAACTTGAATACCTCTGGATTTAATCTTAGTGCCTTCTCTGCACTTTCTGCAAATCTGACACTACCATCTCCAATCTTAACAACAAACAAATCTCTAGGAAGTTTGTTAGTAACACCAATACCAGCTACACTAGTTGCAGCAATTCCAATAGCCTGTTCTGTTTCATTGCCAGCATAAGAGTAGGTAACATTTTCACCAGTGACAAAGAAGTGTTCTTTGAGGAACAGTGTATTCTGATCAAAATCAAATGTGGTCGAGTTATTGCCAGCAAATTGTCTCTGGAAGATTGGAAGACCATCGTGTTTTAGATCAAATGCAGTTCTTAGATCAAGCTTAGTACCCCTATACAATCCTGTATCTGATTTAATATCAACATTGTTCAGATCTAAATTGGTTGGAGCACTTATATCAGCGTCATAGATTTTTTGTTCAATACCAAATGTTCTGACTTGAACAGCTGTACTTGCATTAGGGTGTATAAGTTAAGTTTCTATACTTACCAGTTGTTGTGAATCCGATCTGACCAATACTATTACCAGTACGGATGTTTGCAAACTCTACAAAACCGTGATTCGATTCAGAAGCGATAACACAAACTTCAAACATCTCATACTGAGAGTTAGTTGTATCTTTAACAGATACAATATAGTAACCAGTTGAGTATGGCTCCTCAAACTGAAGGATTGTATTAGCTGATGGTGATCCAGAAGATGCAATATTCTTAAATCCAGAGTTCAATCTGGATTCTTGGAATGTTAGTGAAGAGATACCAGTTGCAGAGTCAGATATAGCTACAATAGAAGTATTTGTTGTAACTGCTGTTCCGACATTTGGTGTATATTCGAGAATAATATTACCACCAGACAATTTGATCCAAAAGTGCCAAATCCAGTAGATGAGTATGAACCAGGTTTGGTTTGCATCTCACCATATTCCACCATATGAACATCAGTTCCATCGTGGATCAGGTTAAACTCATTAGATGCATATTCGCCGTTCTCGTCTTCTTGAAGTACAAGAGCTTTAACGGATCTGAAAGTAGATGATACAGATACAATAGTTTCTAATGTGTTATTAGGTGTTGTTTCTCTATTAGTATCTACAAGAGCAACACTACCAATATTACTACTACCAATAGAGGTTATATTGTCCTTGATGCTGATAGAAATAGTAGATGTGTCATATGTGTTGTTCGCAAACTTTACAGGGTGGAACTGAAGATTCCAACCATCAGCAGTTGAGAAGTAATCAAAGTATCCAAGTTCTGGATATGTTTCTATTGTTGCATATTGTTGCATATATCCAATACTTTCACTTTGAATCAGTGAAACAATAGAGAACTGTCTCTCATCTGTAAAGATTCTATCTCTTACAAATGTGAATATTTTGTTATAGATGTCATTGAACTCAAATGCATCAATATCACTATACTTAGTAGGTCTTTCATTACTGAAGAACTCACCACTAAAGTCATCAATGTCAAGAACTCTGTTTCCAACGGATTGGAAGTAATCTGAGAGAATTCTATTCTCAAAGAAAATTTCATCAGAGGACAGAACACCATTTATAATATTGTTACTCTCAGTTACATAATCAAAATCATAGAAACAGTGGAGACTTGCTCTACCAACAATATCGGTAGTAGTGTCAACATCAGAATCAAAAGGTTGTGCAATAGCCAACGGTTGATCTTCAATACTGATGACTTGAAGATCGGAGAACTCTTTATATCCAGAGTATGATTGAGTGCAGATACTGGATCTTCCCAGGTGTCATAAGGAACTCTAGATTTGATAGAATATGAGAATGTTTGATAATACTCATTGTTGGGTATTCTTTGTAAGGAATCATTCAAGAAACCTGTGTTCTTCTGCCAACCATAAGTTATAGTTGCACCAGCACCTGTAGTAATTTCAGCATCAAAATCAACTTTTAGTTTTAATGACGGCTTGAGTATCAGAAGATAGACCTTTTACAATTTGACCAACTTCATACTCTTTAGAGGTATCAACCTTAAGAATTTCAGTAATTGGGTTCCAGGATTCAACCCTACCAGTTTTTTCTCCTTCATATAATGACTACTTCATTTTCAAAGAAATCATTTGTTGTTAGTGTAGAACTGAAAGATTGGGAAATGATCAACAGGAATAACTCTACCAGATGAGTTTGGCAAATCCACATTACCAGGAACATCACTATCATTCAGATATTCTTTGAGACTGTAATCAACATATGCTCCAGGACCACCACCAAGATTGGAGTCTGAAGCAGTTACAGTGAAGAACTGGTAACTATAGTTTTCAGAGTTATATCCTTTAGCTGTAGAATTGACACCGACATTCAAATTTTCAACAAAGATCTTACTACCAACATCATATGGGAATGCACTAGCGTCACTAAATGTACTGTTCAGATAAAGTCTAACAGTCCTAGTTGATGGGGTGTATGCCAGAGACGCGATGCCAATACCATTTGTATTGTCAACAGGAATTATTTCTGGTGACACATTATACATTCCTGTAGAGTTTTGGAGAATAGTAACTTGATTATCTCCAAGACTGTAAGTAAGAGCTAAATCTCCAACAACTTCTCTTGTAAATCCATCAAGAACAACCAAGCTTGGTGCTCTCAGATAATTTCTACCACCAGAACTAATACCAATAGACTCAAATGATGTTAGAGATTCTAATTCAAGAATTTCAGGTGGGTTAGCAATAGGTCTTAGAGTTTCATCAGTTGGATAATCAAATCCAATGTTCTGTGAATTGAAAGTTACTCTTTTAATCTTACCAATAGAAGTGCTCTGTGGTTTAAGAATACAACCACCTACCATGTGTTGTAGGTTACTGTATTGATACCAGGAATAATATCATAGTTACTACCATTATCTAACATCGAAATACGACTAATTGGACCAAGAGCCGTAGATGATGTGGTCTCATATGTGGTCACTGAATTCTCAACATTGTACGTTGAAACATCAGGTTCTAAAGAAACATTGTAACTGAAGGTGGTCGATCCAATACCACTAATATTGTAAACACCGTTATACCTAGTTTTCTCTACACTGATTTCTTGATGAGAATTTACATCAGTATCAATAAAGATTTCTTTCTTGACATTAGTAATGATATCATTGTTAATGGGAACAAATTTATACCACAAGTTTGTTGGAACTTCATCAGATACCAATAGAGTTAGATTTGCATCTGCATCGATACCAGGTCTTCCAGAAGTTGTAACTTCGAAGGTAGTTTTAGTTCCAGACGTGTCATACACATTGCTATACTCACTATCACTATAAAGTCTTAATTCAAAAGCAGAATAACGAACACCACTAACAACAAAGGAAAGTGATGGATCAGAAAGATCAAATTTAAGTTTATTGTTTCTCTTTACATATAGTGGTGGATTAATCTTGAAAAGAGTACCATTACCGGTTGATGTGATATCAATTACTGGTGGTCTATCTTTTGATAGTTGGAATCTCTCACTAACAAATTGAATAGAGTTGTTATCATATGGATAGATGTAATACAATTGACCGTCATTCAAACCACCGATAGATGAAGAACCTTCTCTATAAAGAACTTTATCACCTTTAACAAAATTATGATTTGTGACAGCCACAGTGTTTTTTATAGTATTGGTCGCAGTAATACTCTTTGGATCAAATAAGATTCTTCTAGAAAAATCATCATAAGTAACATTTACTGTCTTAGTGTCAGTTGGTTTGACAGAGATGTATACAGTATCAGCAACCGAAAGACCATGTGTTCCAGAAGTTGCAACATTGACTGTAGTTCTGGATATTCTACCAGTTAGTACATTATCTTTATCTGTAAGGAAACTATGGTAGTCATCAGTAGGAACAGATGTGAAGTAAAGAAGTCCAGAAGTTGTTCCAACTCCAACAAATTGCGCTTCAGTTCCCATACCAATCTTATTGGTAGAAAGACCAATAAAATCTCTACTTACAGGAGCTGTATAATAGAAATCATATGTGTCTAAGTTCTTGAAGGTAGTAGTGATTCCATTCCAAACACCAATAGCAGTTCCACCTTGCCTATTGTAGTAAAGTCTATCATTTACACTCAAACCATGATCTGGGAGATAGATTTGTTTAGTAGGAACAAACATCTGGGTGACACCCACCCCAGGATTGGAGAAGGTTATGGTAGAACCAGCACCAACAGTACCAACACCCACAACTTCTTGTGGATAGAAGTAATATTCCTTATTGATCTCAAGAGCATTGGTTGTTTTCAGAGCATCAACATTTAATACGGAACTTACGAGGATCTTCGAATAGAATTGAACTGTTAGTATGTGCCAAACCACAGGAGATACCATCATATTCTCTTCTAACACGAATTCTTCTTTGCTTTGTTATCAATATTGAGAACTCTTATGTTCTCTGTTCCAATACCAAGGATGTCATTCTCACGAATGGTTGGATAGTTTAGGTCACCAGACACATAGAAGTAAGTGGTAAGACCTGTAACACCTGTAGAACCGACTCCAAGAGTTAATACAAAGTTATCTGTTCTGATACCAAGTCTGGTATTTGTAACTCCAGAGTAACCACTGAAGGTTGTAGATAGACCAGAGATAGTTACAATTTCACCAGTGTTGAATGGAATAGACTCAGTAGAGAATCCAATAAATTGATTTAAATTGGAAATGTTTCCAAACTCAATATTATCTAAACCTGTAGTCTCAAAGTTGATGTAATTTACATCAGCACCAGATACTCTCTCTACACGACCTTGTGCATCAGTTCCACTAGTTCCTTCATTATTAATTAAAATTCTATCATTGACTTTATAGAAGTTACCACCAGTGATAATACCAATACTCTCAACAGATCCTTTAGATGCACTTACAATATCTAATGATTGATTTCTTTCTTTATCAGAATTGAACACATAATCATAACCACTATTGTCATCATTAGTATGATATGCAATCGTGTTTCTAAACCACTCACCATTCTCCAGATTGTAATCATTTTGATTACTCAACACACCAAAGTTAGTGACATTTGGTTTAGAGTAGAATGTGTCACCAATCAAGTATGGGAATACAGGTCTTCTATAGTTTTTAAAAGGACCAGTGGAATCAACACTGAAAGTATTCAGAGTTGAGAAATAACAATATCTACCAGTTGGATAATCAGGAGTTACACAGAAACGACCATTATGGATATCAAGATCACCTCTATCTGTGAAAATATAATCCTCAATAAAATATCCAAGAGGGAACAATGATGTTGGTGGTCTATTAGGTAGGATTAGTTCTTAGTTCATACCCAGAAATCATCTGAGAAATATTACCACCCTGTGGATCAGTAAATCCATAAGGACCATAGATGGGGTTACCATCATATGCCCAACCAAGAATAGGTGAGTGATAAGAACTTGTTTTCTCTATACCACCAGCTAATGTAAGGTCAGAGATACCATACTGTGTTTCGTCACTACCAGAGATAACATAAGGTATTAGATCTAAGAGGTCTTGGTGCATAGAGATGACAATACTCAAGTGAGTTGTCATCAATACTCTCACTACAAAACCATCATCAACACCAATATTATCAAAATCTCTTTCAAATAGATTAATATTCCAGTTTCTAATTACAGCTTGTGTTTCACCATACTTACCTGCAGGTTCTACTTGAATATTGGTCGATCCACTAACATAACCACTACCACCACTCATGATCTTGACAGAAGTGATTACACCACCCTCAATGATTGGTGTAAGTTTTGCAAATCTACCCTCACCTGTAACAATAAGATTTGGTGGAGAGTTGTACTCAGCTACCACCATCTGTTTACAATGACATCAACAATTCTTGAATTGCTTACAATAGGAGTTAGTTGTGCATCTTTACCACTATTGAATGAGATATTTGGTTGTCTATTAAAGTTGATGATCTCTGATGATCCATAAGCCACACCATTGTCTGTCAGATCAACAGATTGAATTGTTCCCCTAAAGAGAGGTTGAACTTTGCACTGAAAGTTCTGACCCGCAACTGTATTGACACCAACAATTCCATCAATTTTAACTTCAATAGGAAGATAGTTAAAACTACCATTCCCAATCGTAGAGATATCAACCAATATATTTCTATCATAAAAATATTTTTTATCAGTTACACCAGTTCCTACTAAAGATAGTGAGAAGTTATTATCATCTAACTTATTAACATAATAGTTTTCTACGGTAGAAAGTCCAACAATACCAGTAGTTGTGGTGGAGTACTTAATAATTTCACCAGAGTTGTAACCATGATTTGGAATATTGAAACGATTACTTGCTGTGTTAATTCCTGTTACTGGAATATGTCTTCGATTATTCTTATACCCTTTACCAGGATTTGTAATGTAGATATCTGCTACAATCTTTCTACTACCAACAGCTGTGATAGCCTGAACACCTGTTCCGAAATTAGTAATATCAACAGTATTGATTCCAACTCTTGCATTATCCTCTGAAGTATGAAGTTTGATAGTAGAGGTATCTACTAGTTCAACATAGTAGAAAGCATTGGTAGAGAGACCAGCGATTGGATTACCATCTTTAGCATCATAGAATACCTTATCCGCAAGATTGAGTTTATGGAATGTTGAGAATCCAATAGTATTATTTCCAAGATCAATTCTTTCTTGCAGAAAGCTCTGAGTTGAAGTTAAGTGAGTGAACGATACTCGTCATATTCACTTCAGCGACAGCCTCTTCTGTGGGGTTGCCACCAGTAATAGTTACTGTAGGAACATCTAGATAGTCAAAACCACGGTCGATTAGGTTTATACCTACCTAACTCTCCTTCTATTGATACAGTCCCTTCTGCACCACTACCGTAGTCATCAACGATACTCAATACAGGAGGGATTGATGATATCGTAGTCTTCACCAGGATTAGTGATTTCAAGAGATCTAAGATCACCATACTTTAAACCTTCACCAGATTTGTAGTTAAGAATCTCAACACCATTAATCAAAATACCACTGTAACCAGGTTCAGTTAGATAGTTACCAGATTTGTTATCAGGTGTGAGAATTTCTCTTACAATATTCTGTGGAGAAAGTTTCTTATTATAGAAATCATAATAGATGAACTCATTATCTGATACAGTGCCAATCAGAGTTACAAACTTTCTCAGAAAAGATATCAGCTCTAGATCTTGCAAGTTTGATACTTGTGGAGTTAATTCTCTTTCACATAGTAAACATTATCATCTACATTCTCAAACTTACTTTCTGTCTCAGTAACAATCTCGATACCATTAGGAGTAATGGTTGTGGATTTGATAATACCTGGTTTGTAGAAGATGGCATCACCATTCAAGAAACCATGATCTTGGTTTGTAGTAAGAACAAGAGTTTCAAGATCAGAAGAAGAACCAGAGAATGTGATCTTCTTATCATAAGGATCAGTGAAGATGTTTGAGTAGTTGGGAAGTGAGTTCGATGCAACTACTACATCACCATCAAACTTCTGATACACATTCTGAACATTAGCAACAAAGTTGTTCAGAGTAGGATACTTACCAGAGTTTCCTTTAAGGAGTTGATTCTCAACTTTGATATATGAAATACTACCAACGTTTGCTGCCAGTTTTGCAAGAAAAGTGTTCGCAGATGAAGATCTGATTACAATTCCAGGAAGTTGTAGTCCACTATTACTTGTTAGTGTAATCTGATATCCAGGTCTTAGGAAGTGACTATCAAATAGAGTGATGAAGTATGACTTCTCCAACTCATCAACTAGTTCAATGTCCTCAATATTCCATTCTGTTTTAACATTAGAATACCAGTTCTGAGATCTTTCATCTCCTCTCTCAATACCAAGAGTTTGGACGTTGATAGTATCACCTTCATTATAGAAGTATGAATCTTGATTTAGTTTGAATTCTTTAAGAGTAGAAGTAATACGAACCTGAATTTGATTACTAGTATCAAATCCAACATATGCATATGAATAATCATCTAAACGAATATCTTCTTTTGCAGAGAAAGTATCAAAAACTCCACTAACATTGAAGAACTGGTTGATACTCTTTTCCAGTATATGCAATAGAAACTATATCACCTACATTATCCTTGAGGATTAGATTACCAGTATCTGGAAAACCAATAGTTGAATCAACATCAAGGATAGTTGCACCAACACTTACATTGTTCAGAAGTTTTGTTTTAGGATTAACTTTAAACTCACCAAAGATAGAACCAGTAACACTGATGTCTCTAGCATATCCAGAGTCAATACTTATCTGATAATATTGTTTGTCACCATAGTTGATTGGTTTAACATCAGATACTGAACCTCTAGAGTTTGTAGAGTCCTGGAAGAGAGTGAGATTCTTAAGTTTTAATGGATCACCTGCAACTTGTTCTACAACAAAGTCTTTCTCTACTTTGTAGTCTGCATCAGAAGGTCTGAACAGAGACTCACTTGGTTTGATGATCTCTACTTCTTCACCATATAAAGCTCTGAAGAGAATCTTAAATGATTGATCTGTTCCTTTTGATTTATAGAAACTGTCTATATTGTATAAAAATTTCTCTGATCCAAGTCAGAAAAGAGTTGTCTGTCATTGAAACCAGGTGCAATCTGATTCTTTAACTTACTAAAAAACTCCTGAAGGAAAATAACATTCAGATTTTGGATAACTGAATTATCTGTATGTTCTGCAGCTTCTGTTCGGTTGAACGTCAGTTGATCTGGTTGATTGCCAGAAATATATGTTGTGATACCACTGAACCCTCTGGTGCAGTTGATAAAGGAATTATTGCTAATCGATTCGTAGTGAATGATTTCCTGATCAATCTTGATAAGACCATTAGTCTCAGGAAATCCTTCAGTAAAGTTTGTAAGAGATGATGTAGGGATTGTTGTGGCAGTATAATCCAGTTCACCATTCAGTTGAGTAGAAGTCTTAAGGGTAAATAATTCATCAACCTTAACATACTTGTCAATGTTTTGAACTAAATCAAGAGTACCACCTTGATACTCCTGTGACTTATAATATTGCTTTATGAATTCTGGAAGAAGAGGGAAGTCTTCCAAAACATATCTAGGAAATTGACTCTCAACAATATCCTGGAACTGAACTCTATCTACTGCCATTTTCTGATATTAGTAGGAATATGATGAGGTTGAACTAGATGATGAACTAGTTGACGATGAAGTTGAACTAGTTGGTGATGTGTAATTTGGTGTTACAGCAACTCTAGAAGAAATCGATGTTGTTCCAGAGTTAGTAGATGAGGATGTAGATGTAGAAGAAGAAACTATTGGAGTTCTTCTTACCAAGTTATTTGCGTAGCTTGAGGATACGAGATAGTTTGTTCCAGAGACATCACTTCCTGATGCAATTCTATCTGTTACCATATTTACCTTCATATTAAAGGGGTCTAATTGGAGATACAGATCTTGTAATCCAATAACATCATTTGAATAAGGTGTTGCTGAGATTTCAACCAGGTTAGTTCCACGATATACATCAGTAGAAATAATATTGATTGGGTTGAGTTTAATCTCACCTTTTAAGTAATCAATAGTTCCAATTGATCTTCTCAGGATCACTGGTTCAGTTGGAGAGTTGAGTTTAAATAAGAAAACAGTTCCTGTTTTCAAATCACCAGAAGGAGTGTCACCAAGATAAACAGTATCTGAGATACCACTAATCTTAAATCCTGAAGAACGAATATTATATCCAATTTGTCCTTGATGAATACCGTGTCCGTGATTTACAATCTGAAAACGATTACCAAAACAAATTTCATACTCAACAAAATTATTCATTGTAGCCTGTAGGTCTCTTCTGATATCTACAGTTGTGATATTAGAAGTAATAGACTCATGACTTTCATCAATAATTTTTTGGAATTGACTATATTTAAACCTTGCCCCAAACTTATTTAACTCAGTAGAATTAGCGTATAATTCTGAGTTCTGTGTTACCAAACTCGAAACGAAACTTGCATTAGGTGATTGATTCGAGTTGTAATAAACATTAGAGTTTGTTTCAACATACAGATACTTAAGATCAATAATCTCAGTAACAATACCTGCTACAGAATACTTATTGATCTGTCTCTTAATATTTTCTTTGATCGTACTTGAAAGGAATACACCATTAGTTGGTTTGATACTTACAAATACCTTTCCATATTGTGGAGGTGTAAGTTCTTCACCACCAAAGGCTGAGATAGATTCAGTTTCAGGATAGATTGTAGGAACGATCGCTTCAAAGTCACCAGCGGTAACTGCGCGATTCTGTGATGAATAGATCTGTGTTGAATACTTCTTGATTGATTCAACACTTTCAATACTACTACCACCATAAGATGGTTCGTTAACAGTAACTAAGTGATACTCCACCTGTGATTGCGTTATTATTATTATCTCTAAGTGTTCCCGCGTATCTTAGTCTTGATACTCCGTTACCTACTTCACCATCACATTGAATATAATTAATTTCAATATAATTTGGTTCTTGTAGTGATACACCAAATGTTCCATCACCAAACATCACTTCATATCTTTCAGATCCAATTTCTTGAAGGAAATATACAGGAGAAGATGGTCCTACCTCAAACAAACTGTCAAACTGTTTGAATACTCTAGTAACAGTAGAAGCTTCTGATTCCTTCACACTCACACGAATTAATGAAGTATCAACACCAGAATTAGGTAAAATAAATTTCTGTGTCTTATTGCGTGAAGATACTGTATAGGTTTGTTTTAGATATGTTCCTTGAAATATATCAACGTTGGTAAAGTTTGCAATTCCATCAGAATCAACTGGAACTGTTACATCATTTGAAATTGAGAATGTGATATTTTTTTTATTACTAGCTGAAGCAAGAGCTACAATACCAGATTTTAAAGTAACAGATGTTGCTGTAGTATTAGATACATCTACTAAGAAAGAAATATTAGCTACGGATGCTTTCCTTGACCTTGGAAGATATCCTACGTTTCGAGATAGTGATACAACATTCTCTCTCAATGTTGCGCTATCAATGAACACCTCATTCGTCACCATGTTGGTGTTATATGAAGTGATATAAGTGTTGTATGCTAGAGTATCGATTATCGTAGATAAGTTCGATCCTTCAAAGTCATAATCCGTGAAGTTTGAATTAGCACGAAGATAATCTTTAATGGATGCCTTGATCTGATCGAAATCTAGATTACTAAAATTTACTAGAGGCATTTATCTGGTAAGCTCTAAGGCGAATGAGAGTTGTTGTGCATCAATGTCAATACCAATGATTTGGTATTTAATTACAATGTCATATTGATTTTCATCATAATTAGGAGTAACTGTCACTTTGTCAAGATTGACTCTTGGTTCAAAACTATTAATAGTTCTTTCAATTTCTGACTTGAGTGATACTGAACTAATTTGATCCATGGGATCAAATAACATTTGATTTACCCTACTATCCAAGAAATGGATTGAAGGGTTTATCACCGCGGTTGGTGAAGATTAAGTTACGAATAGAACGAGCAATGGCATTAGCGTTCTTCAGTACAATCAAGTCATCGTTTAACGGATTAACTTCAAAGACTGCACTGATGTCCTTAAACCCTTTGCTAATTCTTTCAGCAGGCACGTATTTGATACAACAAATCTACCTTATTTAGAACACTAATCCTCAGTTAGTGTTACCTGTTCAGAACTACAAGTACAGATATGATCAGGGTCAGAACAATCAGTTGTTTCAAAGAGTCCATCTGTATTCACCTTTTTCATTTGTCGAGGATTTTTCTCATCATTCGCGATCTCCCTTAGGAATTCCTGGTTGCTCATTTTCTCTCTCCTTAGCGGTTTTCCAAAAGTACTCGTCTTCACGTCCCCATACCCAATCGTTCGAATCCATTCTCTACAGAATAGTATTCAGTTGATACCTTAAAGTCAGGCATCTTAGGATCTACAGGTGTAAGACTATTATCAAAGATTCTCATACGATTGTTTGGATACAAGGCATACTGACCATTATCCAACTCAATCAGATTATGAGACTTATGTTCTGCAGGATTCTCAGATGTTGCATAATCAATCACATCTGGATCTGCATGATAGTTGTCAATGGTACAGATGTAAGTACCCTTCATGATATCATGATCTCTTGTATATAGTTCAAAATCCATCGATCCAATGAACTGTTTTGCAATACTTACTACACCATAATCCATACAGTTCCAGAACTGTAAGTTAGGTAGGTTCATATCTGGAGTAGGTGTTTCTGGTTCTGATACAAACGCACTGATAGGAAGTTTATCATACATTGCTGCATACTCTGGGAGATATGTCTCAAAGTAGAATGCACGTCCTGGCATACTCTTACAAGACACCCAGACACCCTTTACAAACTCTCCGTGACCAGATTGATGATCTGTTAGATATTCTTTTCTTACCCACACTTCTACTGCAGGAAGATTACAAATCAAAGAAGCCATACGCAATAAAAAAGACCCTAGTATGTAGGGTCTTTAATATTAACGTCCTTGTCCTCGGTAACGTTTGGGTTTGTTATTACTAGAACTAGATGCGTACTTGGTATGTTGTCCTGAACCCTGTCGTGTTTTCTTGGGCTTGGTTTCAATGAAGGTTCCACCCATCAATGAACGTTTGAACTTTGCCATAGTGTGTTGTGTCTACTTGTATATTATAAAGGGGTTAGAGAGGATCCTAGGACCCTCTGTGACAGTTTATCAAATGACTCTCATCTTCTCATGTCCAACACGGATACGAGGATCACACCAGATATCAATACCAGCTTCGATAGCATCCAAACAGAAGGATACATCTTCACCACACATATCTTGTACCGCTCCAGATTCAAAGACTTGCATCTTAGGAGCGAACCATGGATACTTCATCTCAGGATGTTCGAATACACCCGTTCTTAATCATCAACCAACCAAACCCTGCATAATCAACAGTGAAAGGCTTCTTACGTTTCTGAATACCATCAACCATCTCATGATTCATGACACCACCGTTATTACGGAAGTCATCTTCATCCAACCAGTGAGCAACTGATGTAGTACGTCCATCTTCAGTAGCATACCAACCACTGACAATTTGTTTCTCTTCACCTTCAGCTGGGATTGCCATATCACAGAGTTGCCAGAACTTCTCTGTATTGAAGACAATATCACTATCAATCCACAACTGATAATCATACTCTAGTTTACCATCCCAGGGAATCTGATCTGGTCCACGAAGTACATTAGCACCCAGACACTTACAACGAGCAAAGTTCACCATGGAACTATAGTCTTGTGAGATCTGAATACTCATTTGGTTTTGAACCATATCAAAACACAATTGTACAAAGTTCTTCAGGAAAGTGAATGAACATCCACGACCTGGAAGACAGAAGACAATTGTCTTACCACGCATTCGTTCTTTGATTGCGTCAATATCCCATTCAGGTTCTGAACTAGCTTTCTTAGTAGTATTGGGCTTTGCTGCTTTTACTGTAAATCCTTTGGCCATGAGTTAATTAATCACTCCATTTCATTCATTATTGTATACGATATTTAGTTGTTAGTCAATCCGTTTCACAAGTCCATATTCAGATAGAACTTCATGAAAGATTTCTTTTAGTTCTTCTCTTTCCTTGGGTGTGAATACATTGTTAGGACGGACTGGAAGGGGTCCAGGATCCCCTCCAGTGTTCTTCTTTACGAATGAGAGACCTTCACCCTCCTACACTCATATTCTGTGTACTCATCTTCATTAGTAACTAGACTCCTCTAATACCTTAGCGTCACACACTTCATAAGTACACTTCACTCCTTCCATAAAGTAATACTCCCATAGACCGTTGAAACTATCCTCGTTCAGATTGTGATGTAGACACTTGTCATCTGAGTAGATGTGATACACTTTGTTCAACATAGAAACCTCCTAAGGTTACACGTTATCTAGTAGTTCTGAAAGAATGTTATTTTCTTCCAACTGACGCGGAAGTTGATAGTTCATTACCAATAACTCTTCTTTCTTGTTGCCATTCTCTTTACGATGTGCAAGTGAATACCGAAACTCAAATGTTTCCATATGATAATCAGCAAACTGTTCACGTAACCATGGATGTTCATTATAGGTGATCATCCAGTTATGTGGGGTATCCTTACAAGCCTTAACAAAGTCTTCATGTATAAAACCCGTATGCATCTCCTTGTTCTTACCATATAACATATCCTTAATCAGATATGGTGGGTCCAAGAATACAAAGACATCCTCACCAGGAGCCGTCATCAAATCCCGATAGTCCCCATTCGTAATCCTCCATGGTTGTATAAGAGATGAAATCTCCGGTAATTTTTTAATCTTAACCTGATTGAAGATCGTATTCTTATAAGAGTCACGAATAAACGCATTCTTATTCTGTTCTGTAAATCCCCCAAAGGATGACCGGTTCAGAACATAAAAGGCGGTTGCAAGATCATGTGGATCTGTAGAAGTATTGATTAACTCTCTCATCTCTCCATAGAGATCTCTGTGTTTCTGTTCTAACTCAGTAACATCAGTAGCTACACAAGCTTTATCTTTTAATTCTAATATACGATTTGTGAGACTATCTGAGTTATTCTGTAACTGTGTCCAGAAACAATACAGATTATAATAAAGATCATTCACCCATACAGGAGTCCCTGGATACATCGTAGAGAATGCAAGTGCACAACTACCACCACCTAAGAACCCTTCCCGATACTCCTTGATCTGTGAAGGTATCATATTCTGTCTGAAGAGATAATGGATAATCCTTGACTTACCTCCAGGATACCTCAGACAATTTGGATACTTCTTCCTCTCTTTAATAGCAGGCATGGGTGTTCTCTCTGATACACTTGGGAACAGCCTTATTATAACCTCTGTGGGGGGTTTTGTCAAGTGCTTCCTGTGAGGATCGAACTCACCTTAGGCAAATTATGAGTTTGCTGCATTCACCAGATTGCTAAGGAAGCTTATAGGGGGGTATTTTTTATGGGAGGATTTTTTTCTGAGGGCTCGGCATAGATTTCGAAAATAATATACGGTGATATTTCTCTCGCTCTTTGTCACCTTTGTAGGTTAGGAAAGTTCGAAAATATTCATACCCCCCTTCTTACGTTTCTTACGCCATAACATAACATCAACCATAATACATTTTACCATATAACAGTCATTTTGCTTATACAGTCTGTTCCACTATGTGTATTGTCCACTGTGTCACTAAGTAATACTTTGCAGAGAAAAACTCTGAGGACTGTGTAAGGAACCACCCCCACACATCTCAGAGTTCGTTTACCACTTCACTGTGCCACAATAACACGAACCACCATGCTATTGCCTCGTCTGAGTTTATCGACCTCACGTATGGTCGTGTATATTATTACCGTATCTCTGTGGAGGGTGGTGACATCAACCGTTCGATTGCTTCGTTCCTCTCTTCCATCTTACTTGTCATCTCTGAGTTCATAACTGTGACGAATAAGTTAACACCCATGAGAGTAAAGAACCCTAGTAGAATAATCCTCATGACTGTTCTCCGTATCCCTCAAAGAGTTCATTGTATAAGTCATCTATCTCCTGTCTCTTATACTGTTGATTAGTCCATTGAATCCTCTCCCTGTAGAACTCTTCCTGTCGTCTGTGATATATCATTCTCTCTCGTAAATCATGGAGGATGTTGTTACGTTCTGTAAGTGTCATCAAACTGTCTCCATAACAGTGTCGATTTGGTCGATCTCTGTATCTGTTACATCTCTACCTAATTGACTCTCAACGAAGTCGATTACCATTTCAAGATCTCCCTCCATCTCTTCGTAGAATGTGGGGACTTGATCGAGGACTTGTGAGAAGGTCATGGTTGAAGTGTTGTTCATATCAATGGTGCAGTTTGGTGGTGAGTAACAATAACTCTTAAGGATTTGGGAGAGGTGTGCTTACTGACTTGTGTGTCATGCCTCTGGGGAGATAGTCAACACTCTCAGAGAAGTCCCGAAGGGAGAAACAATGAGAGGGAAGGAATCAACCCCCTTACACTATAGGGGCTCTTTAGAGGTGAGTAACAATAACTCTCAAATGTTTTCTGTGTTTATATCTTTATTATATTCGAAAATAGGGGTTCTGTGTAATATTTTGTGCCAGTGAGATTTCTGGGCGTTGTGTGCTTGACAATCGGTAGGTTACGACC